ATGTCAGTCGATGAGAACGCCATGACTGCGCCCAATCAGACCTTCGGGAAGGCAATCGCCAGCGCCCGGAAACAAAAGGCGATGAGCCAGAAGGAGCTTGCCAGCCGGATCCTCAAGGAGGATGGGGCCGGGGCCATCTCGCCGCAATACCTGAATGACATCGAGCACGACCGCCGCAACCCCTCATCCGATCATCTCATCCATCAGTTTTCGACCGTGCTGGACATCGACGAGAATCTCCTGTTTGTTCTCGCGGGAAAGATACCCGACGATCTAAGGCGCACCATTCGGGATCCTGCCAAGGCAGCAGAAGCTTTCATGGCCTTCCGGCGCTCGGTGTCGGATTGATCTGAACGAGGGCGTGATGGTGAAGATGGTTCCGGACAAAACCGCCCGGTTCGCGGAGCGGCCGCATTACGAGCCCAAGGAACTGGATCGGGAATGCGAACGGATCGTCTCCGGCTTCCTGAGGGGGCGCCGGGCCGGGCCGCTATACCCGATCACCACCGACGAACTGACCATCCTGATCGAACAGGATGGGGCCGACCTCGATCAGTACGCCGATCTATCCCAGTTCGGGGCCGATGTTGAAGGGGCGACGATCTTCCATCCTTCCGGCGTATCCGAGGTTTGGATCTCCGACCAACTGGCCAACGATGATCGCCGGGAGAACCGGCTGCGAACAACGCTGGCCCACGAGTTCGGCCACCTGCGTTTCCATCGGTACCTTTGGGTAGACAAGCTGGCCTCGCGCAGTTTCTTTGACCGGAGCAGCCGCGAGAACAAGGCGATCTGCAAGCGGGACACCATCATCGGAGCGACATCGATCGACTGGATGGAATGGCAGGCCGGCTACATCAGTGGCGCCATCCTGATGCCGGCTGGCGCGACCCGACGTCTGGTCGCGGATCTCTGCGCCCCGCTTGGGGAACACGCGGCCGTGACGGTGGCAAGCGAGACGGGGCGTCAGGTCATAGAGACGGTGATGGAGCAGTTCCAGGTGTCGAAGGAGGCGGCGCGGGTGCGCCTTCTGAAGCTGGGTCTTCTGGCCACCTCGGACCGTCAACCGTCCTTGTTCTCCTGAGCGCACGCATATTCGCGGAAGTGCGTAGATTTGCTGTTGACCGCGAGCGAGTCTCGAAATACGCTGATTAGCAGATAAGCCGAGCCATGGCCCCTCTGCAAGGAGATCAGCGTGACCGCTTTGTCCGCCTTCATTCGCAAGACGCCCGGTGAGGCTCTGCGCCAGTATTTCGACCGCCCGGAGATCGGCCTCCCCACCGAATTCGACTGGACCGTTCCGGATGAGGATCTGTCCAGGCCCCTGCTGGGGGCCATCGAGGATCTGTCCAGAGCCCAGCGCGACCGAATCCTGAACGACGCCGAACGTGTCCATGCCCTCTCTGACGAGCCCGGACAGGCTGCCATCTACAGCGTGGCCGATGATCCCGCGTTCCTTGATGGGCTTGCGAACCCGCACGCGCGGACGCTCTGGATGTTCCTGAACGCGCCCGACCGCTTCCGCCATGCTGAAGAAGTCCGTTTCACGGATGATCGTCGACGCGGGCGGATGTGGGCGGGCTACATGACCGACGCCGATTGCGTCGTGCAGCGCGATGCGACCGCCTGCGACGCCTTCGTTGCGGTCATCAAGGTCTTCTCCGGCGCTGCCCATGCGCATGTCGATATCTTCGATCGGGTCAGGACGACGCTCGAAGGAGACGATTGCGACCTCGTGCAGGTGACCATCTACCGCGAGGGACGTCCCGACGATCTGCTGCGCTTCGACGATAAAGGGGCGCTCGTCCGGCAGTCATACAGACCGGTTTTTGAGGCCGCCGTCACCTATGAGCCCGCGACCGGCGGCATTGAAGTCATCGCCCACGACAAGGCCACGCGCCAGGAAATCGTCAGGGCGGCGGTCACCCATCTGCTGGGCATCAAGTTCAAGGAGAACCAGCTTCCACTTCGGCGCTACGATCTCTTGATGCTGCTGAAACCCTATGACTTTCCGGTCGACCCAGAGGATGGGATCGAGGGCGTTGAGGTGCGCGAACTGCGGCTGATGCCGATCAACGACGGTGATTTCAGGGTGACGCTGGAGAAGCCTGCGCGCGCCGACGAGACGATCTGGACGAAGGCCCAGCAGAGGTTCGGGGATCGCACGCCCCTGAGCGAGGGGTACGTGGTTACACGGGCCAAGATCGCCGTGAAGCTCGCCCGGCGTCCGGGAGGCGACAGGCGACGCACCCTGACTCTGACGATCACCTGGCCGCACGGATGTGACCTGAAGGATCGCACAGCCACCGAACAGATGATCGGTGAGAAATACCTCCGCCGGTGGGGGATTCTGACTGATGACTCGCAGCGCCTGCAGAATTGATCAGGCGGCGCGCCGGCTGTTGACTGCCATCGCCGCAACCAGGGAGGCACAGGTCTTGGCGATGGCGCTTGAGCATTACGGCGGTACCGGGGCGCGTCTGATCCAAGCCGGACTGCTGCGGCGACATGGCAGCACCATCGTCGGCATCGCCGACGATGGTCTGGATGACAGCTTGGTCACCATCGGGTCCCATCCGATCACCGGGCGCCCGGGCCATCTCGGTAACACCGCCTGGCAGGATGACGAGGAGGCGTCCCTGCGTCAGATCTATGCACTGGACATGCAGCTTCTGGGCCGAAGGGTTGTGGCTGGACTCGACTGCTCGCTTGCCGGCGATCCGGTACCCTACCTTGATGGCACGGTGTTGGATTTCGGGATGGCGAGGCTGCCAAGGCGCAGAAGCCAAGTCGGGATCTGGCTGGCACGGGGATTGAGCGATACCCGTCGCGATGGGGCGTTCAGGGACCTTGCCGGTCGACGCCCATCGCCAGGCCTGCGGCTGGTCATTGCGCTGGATCCCAATGACCATAGCGCTCCAGCTTTCCTGCGCGGCCACGACTTTGTTGCGCTGGGCGACGTGGTGGATCATGAGGACGGGCTTGCCGTGGACCCTGAGATTCTCTCGGCGCGGCTGCTGAAGGGGCCAGACCACAAGGGTCCGGTCTGGGTGTCTGGCGATGGCGGCGTGCTGATCGTTCATGGCCGCCAGCATGAATTCACCGGGACCAAGCAGAAGATCGCTGTCACCATGCTGGCCGAGGCTTGGCTCAATGGTGACCCTGTCCTGCCCGTCGCTCGGATCATTGAGGAAGCCGAGTGCGGGCGTTCCGTGAAGCGATTGAAGGACCTCTTCGGCGGTCATGCCACCTGGCACGACGTGATCCACGAGAGCGGCTCCAACTGCTGGCTCGAAATCTGATCGCTTGTCATCCCGCCTGATAAATGCCGCCCTTCGGGGCGGCTTTTTTCATTTCTGGCCCAAGAATCGTGATTCCTCCCGTCTCCCCTCCCTGGCTACTCCCGAACTCCTCCAAGGGGGGCTGCCATCCTCTCCGCAGGTATTCGACACGAACCGAAGGAGAGCCAAATGGCAATCAGGCACTTGAACCAGATCGAGCTGGCGGCTCGCTGGAACATCAGCCACCGCACGCTTGAGCGGTGGCGCTGGACGGGCGAAGGCCCCCAGTTCATCAAAATCGGCGGCCGGGTGGTCTACCGGCTCGAAGATATCGAGGCGTTCGAAGCGAACCAGCTTCGCGCCAGCACCGCCGAAACCCCCACCAAGCCTGCGGCGTGAGGGGGCGGTCATGACCATTCCCAACCACATCACACTTGATGCCTTCATGCGGATGCAGATCGGCGAGATCGCCGCGCTGCCCGCCGAACAGTTGGCGCTGCTCCAGGCCGACATTGATGATGCACTGCGCGTGGCCAAGACGTCCCGCGACTGGCTCGATGGCGCCCTGGCGATCAAGTACGGCGATACCGCCGCTGCCGCGCGCCAGGCGGCCGGCAAGGACACCGGCACCGTCCGATTCGCTGACGGCACGGTCAACGTGATTGCCGATCTGCCGAAGCGGGTGGACTGGGATCAGGCCCAACTGGCCGCCCTGGTGGATCGGATCCGTGCTGAGGGCGAGGACCCCGGCGACTACGTCGACATCACCTTCAAGGTGCCGGAGCGCAAGTACGGCGCCTGGCCCTCGTCCACCCGCTCGGCCTTCGAAGCCGCCCGCACCGTCCGGGCCGGCAAGCCGACCTTCAATCTCTCCCCCAACGACGAGGTCTGATCATGACCACCAAGAACACGATCACCGCCCTGCGCGACCGCTCCTACTCCCTGGTCGGGCTTCCCGACACGGTCCTGGTTCCGGGGCTGCCGGGACGCCGCGACGAGGCGGTCAAGCCGGTCGAAACGGTCACCCTGGACGACATCGCCTTCGCGCTGCTGGCACTGCAGGAGAAATCGTCGGCCATCTACCGCGAGGCCGAGGCCCTGCGCATGGTCTACGACCTGGCCCGCAAGAACGGTGCCCTGGGAGCGGACATCGCGCTGGATGCCATCCCGGTCGAGACGGAGGGAAAGTGGTGATGTCGCTCCCCATCATCTCGGCCGATCAGCGGCTGGCGGAGACGCGGGGCATCAAGGCCTGCATCTTCGGCAAGGCCGGCATCGGCAAGACCAGCCAGCTCTGGACGCTGGATCCGGCGACCACCCTGTTCCTGGATCTGGAGGCCGGCGATCTCGCTGTCCAGGGGTGGCCGGGCGATACCATCCGGCCCCGCACCTGGACCGAATGCCGGGACCTGGCCGTCTTCATCGGCGGTGCCAACCCCGCCCTGCGCGACGACCAGCCATACAGTCAGGCCCATTTCGATGAGGTCCGGGAGCGGTACGGCGACCCCGCCGTCCTCGATCGCACCGAGACCCTCTTTGTCGACAGCATCACCGTCGCCGGCCGGTTGTGCTTCCTGTGGGCCAAGGGTCAGCCCGAGGCCTTCAGTGACCGCACCGGCAAGCCCGACGTGCGCGGCGCCTACGGCCTGCACGGCCGCGAGATGATCGGCTGGTTGACCCACCTGCAACACACCCGCGCCAAGAACGTGATCTTCGTCGGGCTGCTCGACGAGAAGCAGGATGACTTCAACCGCACGGTCTTCGTCCCGCAGATGGAGGGCGCCAAGACCGGCCTCGAACTGCCCGGCATCGTCGATCAGGTCATCACCCTGACCGACCTGAAGGACGAGTCCGGGGCGCTGTTCCGCGCCTTCGTCTGCCACACCCTGAACCCCTGGGGCTATCCGGCAAAGGACCGTTCAGGCCGCCTCGACATGGTCGAGGAACCGCACCTGGGCCGCCTGTTTGCCAAGATCCGCAGTCCCGTCACGCTGGCACCCGAGAGGATGGAGTTTGGCCGCCCCGCCTCTCCGGATGCCGACGCCTCCACCCAATCCACGCAAGACTGAGAAGGAGACCCCGACGATGACGGGTTCCTGGACTGATTTCAACGACGCACAGTCGAACGCCAACCTCATCCCCAAGGGCACCGTTGCCAAGGTGCGGCTCTCGATCCGCCCCGGCGGGTTCGACGATCCGGCCCAGGGCTGGACCGGCGGCTATGCCACGCGCGGCACCACGGGATCGGTGTACCTCAACTGCGAATACACCGTGCTCGAAGGCCCCTACGCCAAACGCAAGGTGTTCAGCAAGATCGGCCTCTACAGCCCGAACGGGCCGACCTGGGCCAACATGGGGCGCACCCTCGTGCGCAGCATCCTCAACTCCGCGCGCGGCATCTCCAACAAGGACCAATCCCCACAGGCCCAGGCCGCTCGGCGCATCGGCGGACTGGGGGACCTTGATGGGGTCGAGTTCGTCGCCCGGATCGATATCGGGACCGACACCAACGGCGACGACACCAACGAGATCCGCGCCGCCGTCACGCCGGATCACCGGGACTACGCCGCCGCCATGGGGGCGACGCCGGTGCCCGCCACCGGTCCCGTCCACACCGCCCCGGCGGCTGCGGCACCCCAGCCCCAGCCGGCAGCACCGGTCCCCAGTTCCCCTGCGTCGGCGCCGCAGCGTCCGACCTGGGCACAGTAGAGGGGGCAACGGCCATGATGCTCCGCCCCCGCCAGAAGCAGTTCGTCGAGCGCAGCGTCCGCGCGCTCGGCGAACACGGGAACAGCCTGGGTGTGGCGCCGACAGGTAGCGGTAAAACCGTAATGCTCTCCGCCGTCGCCGGCCAGATGGTCGGCGGCAGCGAGGCCAAGGCCTGCGTGCTGGCCCACCGGGACGAGTTGACCACCCAGAACCGCGACAAGTTCGGGCGCGTCAACCCGGACCTGTCCACCTCGGTGGTCGATGCGCGGGCCAAGTCCTGGGACGGCCAGGTTACCTTCGCCATGGTGCCCACCCTGGCGCGCCCAGCCAACCTCGACCAGCTGCCCGGCCTGGATCTGCTGGTGATCGACGAGGCCCACCACGCCGCCGCCGACAGCTACCGGCGGATCATCGACCGGGCGTTGCAACGCAACCCGTCCTGCCGCATCTTCGGCGTGACCGCTACCCCGAACCGGGGCGACAAGCGCGGGTTGCGGCCGGTGTTTTCCAATGTCGCCGATCAGATCCGGATCGGCGAACTGGTCCGCAGCGGTCATCTGGTTCCGCCGCGCACCTTCGTCATCGACGTCGGCGTCCAGGAGGCACTGGGCAAGGTGCGCCGGACCGTCGACGACTTCGACATGACGGCGGTGGACGCCATCATGAACCGCGCCCCGGTCACCGAGGCCGTCATCAAGCACTGGCGGGAGAAGGCCGGCCAGCGGCAAACCGTGGTCTTCTGCTCCACGGTCGCCCACGCCCAGGCGGTGACCGCAGCCTTCAACGCCGACGGTGTGGATGCGGTTCTGGTCACCGGCGATATGCCCGAGACCGAACGCAAGGCTGCCCTGGCGGCCTATGCGGCTGGCGAGGCGCGGGTGGTGGTCAACGTCGCCGTGATGACCGAGGGCTGGGACCATCCACCCACCTCCTGCGTCGTCCTGCTGCGGCCCAGTTCCTACAAGTCCACCATGATCCAGATGGTCGGGCGCGGCCTGAGCACGGTCGATCCGGCCGAGTTCCCCGGCGTGGTCAAGACGGACTGCGTCGTCCTCGACTTCGGGACCTCGACCCTGCTGCACGGCTCCCTGGAGCAGGACGTCGACCTCGACGGCCATGAGGGCGACGGCGAAGCCCCGACCAAGGACTGCTCCGAGTGCGGGGCCAAGGTGCCGTTGGCGGTCAACGAGTGCCCGCTGTGCGGCTACGTCTGGGAGCGGGAGTCGCCGGAGGAAGGCGCGCCGCTGCACAGCTTCATCATGTCGGAGGTCGACCTGCTGCAGCGCTCCAGCTTCCGCTGGTGTGACCTGTTCGGCGACGATGCCGCCCTGGTGGCCAATGGCTTCAACGCCTGGGGCGGGGTGTTTTTCCTGAAGGGGCGCTGGTACGGGGTCGGTGGCCAGCCGAAGCAAACCCCGCGTCTCCTGGCTCTCGGCGAGCGCACTGTCTGCCTCGCGGCGGCCGACGACTGGCTGAACACCCACGAGACCGATGAAAGCGCCCACAAGACGCGGTCCTGGCTGAACCAGCCGCCGACCGATCGGCAACTGGCCTACCTGCCGCCAGCCTTCCGCCAGGACTTCGGCCTGACCCGCTATCAGGCATCAGCCCTGCTGACCTTCCAGTTCAACAAGCGGGCGATCAGATCCCTGGTCTTCGGGGCGGACGCCGACGCCGAGACCGGGAGGGCGGCATGATCCATGACCACGCCCTCGACGACCGCCGCCGCCCGCTGGCGGTGCTGGCATCCGCGTGGACGGCTCTGCGCCGTCTGCCGGCAACCGACCCGGGGCTTTGGCTGGCGCGATCCGGTTTGCTCGAAACGGCCCCGCCCCTCGGTGTGGTTCTGCTCCATCACCTGCCAGGCCTTCTGGACCGCGCGGGCGCGGGAGGGCTTGGCGGTGGTTGATCTGACCGAACAGGAGCAAGGCGCCTTGCGGGCGGCGATGAAGCCCGTGGGCGAGATCATGGAGGAGGTCGGCTGGGACACACCCCTGGCCGGTCTCACCGAGGCTCAGGTGCTGACCCTGATCGAGGCCGCCGTGGGCGGCTTCCAGGATGCCATGCACACCATCGCCGCCGAGAGCGTCCACAGCCAGGAGGTGCCCTTCTGATGCTTGATTTCAATTCAAAGGGCCAGGCCGGCGACCAGATCACGGCGCTCATCGATGAGGCTCTGGTGGCCGAGCGCGCCGCTATGCCGCCCCGTGATTACCTCGGCGGCTCGCGCCTCGGCGTGGCCTGTGACCGGGCGCTGCAGTTCGAGTTCGTCGGCGCGCCCAAGGATGACGGCGCCGACGTCGATGGCCAGACCCTGCGGATCTTCGAGATCGGCCACACCCTGGAAGACCTCGCCATCCGCTGGCTGCGTGCAGCCGGGTTCGACCTCTACACCCGCAAGGGCAACCGTCCCGACGGCGACCAGTTCGGCTTCTCCGTCGCCGGGGGCCGCATCCGGGGCCATGTCGACGGCATCCTGGCCAGCGGTCCTGCGGTGACCGGCATGGCGTTCCCGGCCCTCTGGGAATGCAAGACCATGAACGCGAAGACCTGGCGCGAGACGGTGGCCAAGGGCGTGGTCGTCGCCAAGTCGGTCTACGCCGTCCAGATCGCCCTCTACCAAGCCTACATGGCTGCCGACGTGCCCGGCATCGCCGACAGCCCGGCCCTGTTCACGGCCATCAACAAGGACACCGCCGAACTGCATCACGAGTTGGTGCCGTTCGACGCCGCCCGCGCCCAGACCGCCAGCGACCGGGCGGTGCGCATCCTGCGCGCCACCGATGCCGGCGACCTGCTGCCACGCGTCGCCACCAGCCGGGACTTTCATGAATGCCGCTTCTGCGCCTGGGCAGGGCGCTGTTGGGAGTTGCCGGCATGAGCGACGACACCATCATCCACTTCAATCCCTGGCGGGACTTCAACGACGCGCCCATCCAGGACGACGAGCCCGATCTGCATCCCGATGCCGATCAGATCGCCATATTCATGGACGTGGTCTTCGGTTACTGCGACGGGTTCATCCCCGTGCGCGGGTTTATCGACAAGGGCCAGGGCCAGGACGGGCGCCCTCACACCATCTGGCTTGAAGCCGATGGCGACACGCCTGCGCGCATGAAGACCTTCGCCGCCTGGGCCGCGCGCGAGGGCACGGCCGTCTATGTCATCCCCGGCACCGTGGCCGAAACCGGCCGGGCCCGGGCCGAAGACGTCCGGCAGATGCAGACCCTGGTGGTGGATCTGGATACCGGGGACATCCAGGCCAAGGCGGCTCACCTGACGGCGCATCTGGGGGCACCCACCCTGGTGGTCGAAAGCGGCGGGCGAACCGCCGAGGGACAGGCTAAGCTCCACCTGTGGTGGCGTCTGACCGAGCCGGCCGAGGGCGCCGATCTGGCCCGCCTGTGCCGGCTGCGTGGGGAGATCGCCGTCAAGGTCGGCGGCGACACCCACTTCCGCTCGGCCCACCAGCCCATCCGTGTTGCCGGCACCGTCTACCACAAGGGCGGTGTTCGTCGTCTGGTCAGCATTCGCCGTCACGACGCCGGCCGCGAAGTGGACCTGGAGGAGATTATCGAGGCCGCCGAGGCCATGCCGGCGATGGCGGGTATCCGCCCGCCCCCGGAGGGATCGGCGGACAAGCCGTGGCTGGCCGATGTCCTGACCACCCCGGCGCACGCCAGCGGCGAGGACGCCTGGACCCGGTTCCAGGGCGCCAGCGCCGCCATCGGCCACTTCATCCGCATGGTCCACGGCGGGCAGATGACCCCGAACGCCGGCTGGGAGGGCATCTGCCAGTACAACGCTGCGATGCTGCGTCCGCCCTGGCCGTTGGATCGTCTGCGTCAGGAGGCCGACCGTCTGTGGGCGCTGCACGTGGCCCGCAACGGGCCGCCACTGCTGATGATCGAGACGGCCCCACTCACCGCCGTGCCGGCCTTCCCGCTGGCCGACCTGCTGGATGACACCAGCCCCATGCCCGAGGACATCATCGCGCCCCGCGTGCTGACCCCGGGCGGCATGCTGGTGTTGGGCGGAGCCCCCAAGGTGGGCAAGAGCGACTTCCTGATCAGCCTGCTGGTTCACATGGCCGCCGGGGCGGCGTTCCTGAGCTTCACCCCGCCCCGGCCGTTGCGGGTGTTCTATCTCCAGGCCGAGATCCAGTACCACTACCTGCGCGAGCGATTGCAGGGCCTGCGGGTCGGTCCGGAGGTGCTGTCCGCCGCCCGGCATCGGCTGGTGGTCACACCGAAACTGCGGCTGCTGCTGAACGAGGCCGGTCTGGCCCAGACCATCGAGGCGGTGCACGTGGCCTTCCCGGACGCCCCGCCCGACATCCTCTGCCTGGATCCGATCCGCAACCTGTTCGACGGCGGCCCCGAGGAGGGCGGCGAGAACGCCAACGCCGCCATGCTGTTCTTCCTGCAGAACCGGGTGGAGGCCCTGCGCGACGCGGTCGCTCCCGAGGCCGGGGTGGTGCTCTGCCACCACACCCGGAAGATGACCAAGAAGCAATTGGCCGAGGATCCGTTCCAGGCCCTGGCCGGCGCCAGCACGCTGCGCAGCTTCTACACCTCCGGGATCATCATGCACCGGCCCGACGAGGACCGCCCCGAGCGCCGCCTGGAGATCGAACTGCGCAACGGTCCGGCCATGGCGCCCATGATGATCGACAAGGTCAAGGGCCGCTGGGTTGAGGTCAACCCCATGAACGAAAGGTTGTCCCGCAGAGACGAGGGAGCCAGGCATGATGCCGAGCGCATGCGCAAGAACGACGTTGTCTTGGGGTTGCTTCATGACGAAGCGCGCAAGGGCCGAATATACACCGTGACGCAGTTCGCGGAGGCGTTCGAGAACACGGCAGGGCTCGGTGGGCAGTCGGTGATCCGGGACCGGATCGGCGTCCTCACCACCAAAGGACATGTGAAGTTCGTGCGCGGGGAGGCTGCCACCCGGATCGGGCTTGCCGCAGAGCGCAGCAAGTACGGCTACCTCTGTGTCGAAGACATGGTGCTCACCACCGGCAACGAGACGGTCGATTCTGACACGGGGGAGGTCCAGCCAGAGACCATCCAGGTGTTGCCGAGCCACTACAAATGCCCGCAAACCGGCGCCGTCCTCCCGGTCGAAAACCCGTTCGTTTGGGTCTACCAGGAGGAGAGTGACTGATGTACCACACGCCTCTCACGCTCCGAAATCTGCCCCCTGATTTCCGAAATCTGGACCAGATTTCGCAAAATCTGCCTCGGCCGCAAAATCTGGAATCTGGGTTTTCGCCAGTCAGTTCAATGGCTTGCGGGGCGCTAACCAGATTTCGGACGGGCCTCTCCGAAATCTGCTCCGAAATCTGGAATTTCCAAATCATATCAATGGGTTCTGAGCAGATTTCAGATTTCGGAGATTTCCCCCTAAAGGGGGAGGTGTCCCCCACCAGGGTGGGGCACCTCCCCATTCCTTTAGGGCCGCGTGATGGGTTGACCACCCCCCTTCCACATCCGGCCGGACGACGGCGGCCAGCTCCGCCAAGACCTGACACCGCCGTCGCCCACATCACGACCATCCCCAACCCGATGGAGATCATCATGACCCTGTCGACTCTGCCCCCAGCGGCCATGGATGCAAGCGCGCATCGGACGGAGGCGGCCTCTGGTCCCGGCGCGATCCTGGCCCTCGACCTTGGGACCCACACCGGCTGGGCGCTGGCCCGGGGCGATGGGAGCATCGTCTCCGGCACCGAACAGTTCCGCCAGGACCGCTGGTCCGGGGGCGGCATGCCCTATCTGCGCTTCCGCCACTGGCTGGGGGAGGTCGCCGAGACCAGCGGCGGCCTGGGGCTGGTGACCTTCGAGGAGGTCCGCGCCCACGCAGGCACCGCCGCCGCCCACGCCTATGGCGGCTTCCTGGCCACCCTGACCGCCTGGGCCGAAGGGGTCAGCGTGCCCTACGAGGGCGTGCCGGTGGGCACCATCAAGCGGTTTGCCACCGGCAAGGGCAATGCCAGCAAGGCCGCCGTGATCGAGGCCATGCGCCGCGCCGGCTTCGCTCCCAAGGACGACAACGAGGCCGATGCCCTGGCCCTGCTGCGCTGGAGCCTGGCGCACCGGGCGGGAGGTCTGGCATGACCCGCCACCGCCTGCCCGATCGCCGGCCCTCGGTCACCCTGCCGCTGGAGCATGAGGGTTTCGCCTGCCAGCTGACGGTCGGGTTCTACCCCGATGGCCGGGTGGGCGAGGTGTTCGTCTCCGGCCTCAAGACCGGCTCCAACCTCGATGCCCTGGTGGCCGACGCCGGCGTGCTGGTCTCGCGGCTGCTGCAGCACGGTGTGGCTCCCGATGACCTGGCCGGCAGCATGGGGCGCCAGGGGGATGCCCGACCAGCGTCGCTGATCGGCGCTATCGTCGATCGTCTCGTCCCCAATAACCCGGAGAAGAGCCGATGAGCATTGATGCCTGGACCCCTCGCTTGGTGGAAGTGTACTTGGCCGAGGCCGCTGACACCTTGCGCCGTCTCCCTGAGCAGCGGGTGCGTGGGTTCGTCTCCGCATGGCCCGAGGCGGTGTGCGAAAAATGGGATGCGCTGGGCTGCGAGGACGGGCCGACTCAGGCGGGGCCGCCCAGCCCGCAGGCCATCGATCGCATGGACCGGACCCTGCTGTGGCTGCGCTGGCTGGAGCCCGAGGAACAGCGGATCGTCTGGGCGCGAGCCAACGGTCACCCGTGGAAGCAAATTGCCTGGGAGCATGGGATCAACCGCTCGACGGCGTGGCGTCGGTGGACCCATGCTCTGGTCGCATTGGCCGCGCGTCTTTCTGCGCAAAGTGATGCAACACTGTCGCGACATCAAGACGTGCAACACATGGGCCCGAATTTGGTAGGGTAGCGCCATAAGCTTGGACGCGAGCGCCCGCCGGGGGAAACCCTCGCGGGCGTTGTCGTTTGCGGGGGACGAACCATGCCGATCAGGCCGCCGGTGCATCGGCCCAAGGGCTGGCGGGACAAGGCGGCGCGGGATCGGGATTATCTGACCTACCGCGACCAGAGCCGGGTTCGCCCCACCCGCACGGCAGCGTGGAAGCGGGCGCGCCGCGCGTTCCTGGCGGAGCATCCGGTCTGCGCCGTGTGTGGGGCGCCCGCAACCGTGGTCGATCACATCGTTCCGCACCGAGGCGATCTCACGGTGTTCTGGGATCGCAGCCGCTGGCAGGCGCTGTGCGCGTCGTGCCATGGGCGCAAGACCGCCGCCCGCGACGGCGGCTTCGGCAACCCGCTCCGACCGCCCCCGTAGGGGGATGGGGGGTGCAATCTCTGCCTGAAAATGGGGTGGAGATCGCGCGGGGGTGCTGCGTGTGCGTGGCCAAAATGAAACAGGGGGGGTGACATGCCGGACGGTCTCGATCGGCGTGACCTGGCCGTGGTCTATCGACCGCTGGACAGTCTGGTGGTCTATGCCCGCAATGCCCGGACCCATACCGAGGATCAGGTGGCGGAGATCGCCGGGTCCATCCGGGAGTTCGGGTTCACCAACCCGGTGCTGGTGGCGGAGGACGGCACCATCATCGCCGGCCATGGGCGGGTGCTGGCCGCGCGCCGGCTGGGCATGGCCGAGGTGCCGACCATCGAGTTGACCGGTCTGACCAAGACCCAGCGTCAGGTGCTGGTGCTGGCTGACAACCGGATCGCGCTCAATGCCGGCTGGGATCGGGATCTGCTGGCGCTGGAGGTCGGGGACCTGAAGGACGCCGGCTGGGACCTGGGTCTGACCGGGTTCACGACGGCGGAGATCGACGACCTGCTGCGTCCGGTGGACGATGGCGCCGATGGGGAGGGGGCACGGGTACGACACCCACACGGTGCCGGAACCGCCGCGCAATCCTGCGGCGCGGCCGGGCGATCTCTGGCTGCTGGGGGAGCATCGCCTGCTGTGCGGCGACAGCACCCGAGCCGAGGATGTCCGCCAGCTGATGAACGGCGAGCGGGCCGTGCTGTTCGCCACCGACCCGCCGTATCTGGTCGACTACGACGGGTCCAACCATCCGACGCGGAACAAGGACTGGAGCCAGTCCTACGGCACCACCTGGGACGACAGCAGCCAGGGCGCGGAGCTTTACGACGGCTTCATCGCCGCCGCCGTGGCCGAGGCCATCGCGGAGAACGCGGCGTGGTACTGCTGGCATGCGTCCCGCCGTCAGGCGATGTTGGAGTCCTGCTGGGAGAAGGCCGGCGCCTTCGTCCACCAGCAGATCATCTGGGTCAAGGACCGGGGTGTTCTGACCCGCTCGCACTACCTATGGAAGCACGAGCCGTGCTTCATGGGCTGGCGGCGTCCGCACCGGCCGCCCAAGGTGGCGGACGAGACGCTGGCCTCGACCTGGGAGATGCCGGGCTTTGCCAAGGCCGATCGGCCCGACCATCCGACGCCGAAGCCGCTGGACGCCTTCGGCATTCCGATGCGCCAGCACGTCGAGCGCGGCGGGCTGTGCTACGAGCCGTTCTCGGGTTCCGGCTCGCAGATCATGGCCGGCGAGGCCAACGGCCGGCGGGTTTTCGCCATGGAGATCAGCCCGGCCTATGTGGATGTCGCCATCGAGCGCTGGCAGGAAGCGACGGGGCGGGAGGCCACGCTGGAGGGCGATGGCCGGACCTTCGCGGCCGTGCGCGAGGAACGGCTGGGCGCGTCCGACAACGCGGCGGACGCGGCATGAAGCAGTCACGCACCATGTCGCTGGTCGAGGCGGTGACCAACGTGGCCGTCGGCTATGGCGTCGCGGTCGCGACGCAGTTGGTCGTGTTCCCGTGCTTCGGGTTGCCGGCGCACCTCGACGATGCGTTGGCCATCGGATTGATCTTCACGGCCGTTAGCATAGTTCGGTCGTACCTGCTGCGTCGGCTGTTCGAGGCGGTTCGGGTGAGAAACTAGGGATCAAGAACCTGCGATGTCGGCACACCGCGCCGAACTGCTGCCCGCTGGAGTCGGGGCCACGTCGCGTCTGAGATCGGCGTGACCATGTAGCCGTGATCAACGTCGCCCAGCATAGCCGAACGGGCGCTGGGGCCCGCTCGCCAGTAGAGACCAATCAGCGCGCAGAGGGCAGCATCAAGCTTGTCTTGGTCGGACTTCCGAGGTTGAGCGGTATACCGCATCTGATGGGCCCATTTGGCTAGGCCTGGCACATTGAACCGCTCGGCCGAACGCTCCACCACGCGCGCCACCGCCTGCCAGTCTTCCAGGCGGAATTTCTTTCGGTTCTGTGGATTGTACTTCGGAGCGCGGAGCCGCTGAGCAAAGCCGTCTTCGAGTGCGGGTAGCGCCAGCGCAGGAAATACTTCGATGAGGAAGTGGCCAGCGGACGCTTTGCGTGCCTGAATAGGATCCTCCGTCGCATCGAGATCGGAAACGAAAGACCAAATCGGCGCGTCGTCGCAGAACATGCCGATCTTGCTGCGGTTGGCCGGCTGAACACCTCCGCCGACGAAAGAAACGAGAGAAGCCGCGACTTTATCCACCGGGCGGCTCCCCACAGCATTGGGTACGACTGTGGGCTGATCGAGCGCAACAAGGCTGACGACGAAATCGTTGCGAAGCCCATCAATGAACCTACGAGCCTCCGTGAACGAGACGAGCCGAGGTTCGTGGAACTGGACTTGGCTTCTTTCATCAAACGCGACAGCGCAGATTGCGCCTGGAGCCTTAGGCGCATCCGTCCACGCCGAGTCGAAACCGAAAAAGACCGTGCTGCTTTGCGGGTTCACGAGATCCATGTGGTCCTCCGCAAAGCGGCGTAGTCAAAGTATGCAGGAAATGCAAGCGGTTAGTTGTTCAGTTTGTACACCCGCCCGCGTTCGCCCTCCTTCTCGGAGGTGATGGTCAGGCCGAGCTTCTTCTTCAGCGCCCCGGCGAAGCAACCCCGGACCGTGTGCGATTGCCATCCAGTGGCTTCCACCAGTTCGGCAATGGTGGCGCCCTCGGGCCGGCGCAGCATGTCGACCACGATGGCCTGCTTGGTGTTGCCCCGGACCCGGTGCCGGGCGCCAGCGGGCGCCGTGTGTGCGTCGGTCTCGTCGGCTGGCATGTCCGGTCCGGCGTGGTCGCCGTCGCGCCCCAGGGGCGCCACGGGCGCGTTGTCGGCCAGGGCGTCCACGCCCAGTTCGGTGGCACGCAGCGTGATCGGGCCGCGATCCTCGTCATGGCGCCAGACCGTGGTTTCGTCCTCTGCGACGACCTCCTCGATCAGCCCGCGCTTGAGCAGGCTCTTGAGGACGTTGCCAACGGCGCCGCCGGTGATCGGCGCGGTGACGGGGAAGATCATGCGGTCCTCTCGGGCGCAGGCGGTGCCCAGGATGGTGCGCTGGGTCTCGGACAGGTCGATCTGGGTCATCGGTTGTCTCCGGGATGGCTGGGGCCGCGACCACCGCGTCCCTGCTATCACCCCGAGCCCCGGCTGCCGATGCGGCGCGGGGCGTTGAAGGGGTCGCCGGATCACGCCGCGTATTCGCCCTCCTGGAACGCCATGTCTGTGATGCGCTTCAGCAGGCTGGCGTATTCGGCGAGGCTGCCGACGTGCGACCAGTCGATGTCGTCGGGGTGCGCGTTGAAGTGTTCGTCGCTGAGGGCCTGCAGGCGGGCCAGACGCTCGTCGATCTCGGTCTTGCGGGCGATGAAGGCGTCGAGGGCGGTTTCCCTGGTCATGGCGGCGGTTCCTCAGTCGGTGATGACGACCCAGGTCGTGCCCGGGTTCATCTCTTCCATGCGGCGGCAGACCTGCTCGGCTTCGGCGACCGTGGTCCAGTGGTGGTAGCGCTGTTCCAGGGGCGCCTTGCTCGGCGTGCCGTCCTTCCTGAGGCGGTGGATCCGGGGGGCGGCGCGGGTGGCGTCCTGGATGCGGCGGTCGGCCTGGGCCTTCTTCGCGGCGCGGTAGGCTGAGGGGCAGGTGATGCCGGACATGGTGCGCTCCGTTTGCGGGTGATTGGTGTCTTTCAACACGTTCACCATGCCATCACGGGCCCCAGCCTCAAGCGGATAAGTCGATCATTTGATTGCTATTTTCGGGATGGCGCGGGCCTTGTCCGGTGTCATCACCACCCCTGTTCATCCCGGCCCGGGAGCCCGGGATGCTGCCCAAGGAGACGGATCATGGCTGGCCGCAAGCCGCTGCCCACCCAACTCAAGCTGGTCAAGGGGACGGCCCGGCCGCATCGCCTGAACAAGGACGAGCCCCGGCCCACCGTCGCCGTCCCCGAGGCCCCGGACCATCTGGAGGACCGGGCCCGGGACCAGTTCGTGGCCATGGCCGAGATGCTCGCCCGCCACGGCGTGATGACCGAGCTCGATGCCGGCGCCCTGGCTCGCTACGCCGTCGTCTGGTGCCGCTGGATCGACGCCGAGGCCGAAGTCAAGCGACGCGGGCCGGTGGTCAAGACCGAGGCCGGGAACATCATCCAGAACCCGTTCCTGGCCATCGCCAACAAGTGCCTGCTGCAGATGGCCCAGATCGAGAGCGAGTTCGGGCTCACCCCGTCCTCCCGCTCCCGCATCCGCACGGCGGCCCCCGCCGAGCAGGCCGATCCGTTCGAGGAGTACCTGACCCGTGGCAAGAACGCGTAAGCGCAAGGGATCGGCCTGTCCGGTGGAGACCTACGCCCGCGATGTGCTCGACGGCCGGGTGGTCGCCGGCCGGCTGGTCCGTCTGGCCTGTCGGCGCCACCTCGACGATCTGCAGGGCGGATCCGCGCGGGGCCTCGTCTGGAGCCCGGAGGCGGCCCGGCACGCCCTGGAGTTCTTCGGCCACCTGCGCCATTCCACCGGCGAATGGGCCGGCCAGCCGTTCACCCTGCAGCCCTGGCAGGCCTTCGTGGTCGGCGCGCTCTACGGCTGGCAGCGCGGCGACGGCCTGCGCCGTTTCCGCACCGCTTATGTCGAGGTGGCCCGCAAGAACGGCAAGTCGGTGCTGCTCGCCGGCACCGCCCTCTATGCCCTGGTCGCCGACCACGAGCCCGGCAGCCAGGTCTATGCCGCCGCCACCACCCGCGATCAGGCCCGCATCGTCTTCGGTGAGGCCGAGCGCATGGTCGACGCCAGCCCGGCCCTGCGCTCCCGCGTGACGCGCACCGTCAACAACCTCGCCGTCACGGCGACCGCCTCCTGGTTCCGGCCGCTGTCCGCCGACGCCTCCAAGATGGACGGCCTCAACGTCCACTTCGCCGCCGTCGACGAGGTCCACGAACACCCCAACGCGGAGATCATCCAGAAGCTCAACACCGCCACCGGTGCGCGCCGCCAGCCGCTGATCTTCGAGATCACCACCGCCGGTCACGACCGGCATTCGGTCTGCCGCCAGCACCACGAGTTCTCGGTCAAGGCGCTGGAAGGCTCCGTCCCGCCGGAGGCCGCCGACAGCTGGTTCGCCTTCATCGCCACTCTGGACGACGGCGACGACTGGACCGATCCCGCCGTCTGGATCAAGGCCAACCCCAGCCTCGGGGTGACCGTCAAGGAAGACGACCTGCGCCGCCAGATCGAGGAGGCGCGCGAGATGCCGGCGCAGCAGAACGCGATCCGGCGCCTGCGCCTGAACGAATGGACCGAGCAGGTCACCCGCTGGCTGGACATGGCGGTCTGGGAAGACGGCGGCCCGCCGGTTGCCACCGACGCCGCCGACGTCAAGGCGGATCTGGACGACCTGGAAGCGGCCCTGGCCGGTCGCCCCTGTTACGGCGGCCTGGACCTGGCCCGCGTCAACGACCTGTCGGCCTTCGTGCTGTTGTTCCCGCCTACGGGCGATCCCGACCTGGGGCCGCTGGCCGCCAGATGGATCGCCGTGTGCCGGTTCTGGGTGCCCGAGGACGACATCCTGCGCCGGGCCAGGCGCGACCGGGTGCCCTATGATGTCTGGCGCGACCAGGGTTTCCTGACGGCCACGCCCGGCAACGCCACCGACTTCGCCTTCATCGAACACGAGATCCTGGCCCTGGCCGGGCGCTTCGACCTGCGGGAGCTGGCCTATGACCGCACCTTCGCCGGGGAGATCGTGCAGACCCTGCAGCAGGAGGGGCTGAGCCTGATCGAGTTCGGCCAGGGGTTCCTTTCCCTGGCCGCACCCACGGCCGAACTGGAACGGCTGGTGGTCTCGCGGTCCTTCTGGCACGGCGGTCACCCGGTCCTGCGCTGGAACGCGTCCAACGTCGCCGTGCGCCAGGACCCGGCCGGCAACATCAAGCCCGACAAGGAGCGCTCCTCCGAGCGGATCGACGGCATCGCCGCCCTGGTCAACGCCCTCGGGCGCGCCCTGGTGCAGGGCGGGGTGCCGGGGCGCTCCATCTACGAGACCCAGGAGCTTGTCTTCCTATGATCACCCGCCTGATCGTCGAGACCCCGGCCGCATCCCGGCTGCTGGTGCCCACCGCGCGCCTGCTGGCCGAGCGGCCCGATCTGGACCCGACCGTGGCGGAGGCCTTGCTCCTGGCCGCTTCGGAGACGGTCTGTCTGTGGTGCGACGTGGCCCCGGATCAGGCCGGGCGGCGCACCTTTCTGCGCGAGACGGTCCGGATCGAGATCGAGGGGATCGCACGCGGGCAGGGGCCGCTGCTGCTGCCCTGGCGTATCCCGGTCGGAACGATCACCGCCATCACCCTGGACGGGACGGCCCTGGCCGAGACCGATTGGCGGGTGGAGCCCATGGCCGCGCTGTTGTGGCGGCTGTCCGAGACCGGGCGTCCCTGCGGCTGGGACGGCGACCACCTGACCCTCGACCTCTTGGTGGGGTGGGATCCGGACGACCTGCCCCCGGCGCTGGCCGAGGCCTGTCTGGCGCTGGCGCGGCGGGCCGCCGACGACCGGGGCCGCGACGACGCCCTGCGCAGCTGGCGCTACGGCGAGATCCAGGAGAGCTACTGGGCGCCCGACACCCTGGATGCCGGTCTCCTTGCTGCCCTGGCCCCCTGGCGCGGCGGCGCCGTTGTGTGACCACCGCTCCTTGGCAATGACCGGAGATCGATCATGACTCCATCCCTCGCGGGGCCGCTCCGGCGCCTGGGGCTGCCTGCCACCCTGCTGCCCGAGGGCGGCGGTCCGGCCGTGGCCTGCCGGGTGGTGCCGGTGGATGGCACCGAGATGCTGACCCTGGGCACGCTCACCCTCACCGTGGCCCGCTCCGTCTGGCATGTCCGCCGGGCCGAGGTGGGCACGCCCACCGCCGGCACGCTGACCCTGGGCGGTGTCGGCCACACCATCCGCGCCGGCGAGCCGGTGGCCGGCGATCCCCTGGGGCTGCTGTGGGCCATCACCACGGACTGGGGTGTGGACGTGACCTGGACCACGCCCGGCAGCGGCGACGGCGGGTCGCCCTACGATCCGCCCGATGAGGGCCTGACCTATACCGCGCGCGCCGCTGGGGCGGGCGCCACCACGCTGACCATCGTCTGCTCGGGATGGTCCTCGGGCCAGGTGCGTGCGGACGACGGGATCACCGTGGCCGGAGCCACCTATACCGCAACGGCCGATGTCGCCCAGTCGCTCGATGGAATGGCGTGGGTGTTCCTGAACGTCCCGATCACGCCGGCTTTGAGCGGTGCCCTGAGCGGCGGCGAGACCGTGGTGTTCGTCCCCGCCGGATCCAGCGCCACCCGCACCGTGCGCGCGGCCATCGCCGACTACGCCGCCAGCGAGATCATGGGCGGCGTGACCGCCGGGGACCGGCGCCTGATCGTGCGCGGCGGCGACATGGAGACCGCCCCCACCACCGCCGACATTGTGACCCTGGACGGCACGGACTGGAGCGTTACGACCGTCACCGCGCTTTACGTTGGGGCCGAGGTGGTCGCCTGGGACGTTCAGATCCGCCGGTGAGCCCGGCTGTGACCGGGCCGAAAAGGACCTTGCCATGATGGGCTTGTTGCGACGCCTGATGGGGCGCGGCGAAGCGCGGTCGTATCACCCGCGCGATCCGGCGCTGGCCGGGTTGTTCGGGGCCACCGAGGCCGCCAGCGGCATGACGGTCACCCCCGACAGCGCCATGCGCGCCACCGCCGTCTATGCCTGCGTGCAGTATCTGGCACGCACCCTGGCCGCCATGCCGCTGATCCTGCATCGGCGCCTGTCCGATGGCGGCAAGGCGCGCGATCCCGACCATCCGCTCAGCCGCCTGCTGCACGACCAGCCCAACGGCTGGCAGACCGCCTTCGAGTTCCGGGCCATGCTCCAGGCCCACCTCTGCCTGCGCGGCAATGCCTATGCTCGGATCCTGGCCACCAACGGCGGCGCCGTCACCGCCCTGGTGCCGCTGCATCCCGACCGCGTGCGCCCGCTGGAGCGGCGCGTCAACGGCCGGCTGGCCTATGAGCACTGGCCCTGCGAGGCGGGACGCGGGCGCGAGATGCTGCTGCAGGAGGAGGTCCTGCACCTGCGCGGGCTCAGCCTGTCGGCCGACGGCGTGCTGGGGCTCTCGCCCATCGACGCCATGCGCGAGGCGGTCGGCCTCGCCCTGGCCGCCGAGGCCTACGGGGCGCGGTTCTACCGCAACAACGCCCGCCCTGGCATGGTGATCAAGCATCCCGGCCGTCTCTCCCCGGAGGCCGGCCGGCGCCTGAAGGAGGCCTGGAACAGCCAGTACGCCGGAGCTGCCAACGCCCACAAGACCGCCGTCCTGGAAGAGGGCATGGACATCGTGCCCATCGGCATGACCGCCGAACAGGCGCAGTTCCTGGAGACCCGCAAGTTCCAGCGCAGCGAGATCGCCGCCATCTTCGGGGTCCCACCCCACAAGATTGGCGATCTGGAGCGGGCCACGTTCTCCAACATCGAGCATCAGGCGATCGAGGTGGTCACCGACACCATTCGTCCCTGGGCGGTGGTCTGGGAGCAGGCGCTGACCCGCGACCTGTTCACCGAGGACATGCGCCGCACCCACATGGTGGCGTTCAATCTGGACGGCCTGCTGCGCGGCGACATCGAAAGCCGCTACCGCGCCTATGCCACCGGCCGCCAGTGGGGCTGGCTGTCGGCCAACGACGTGCGCGAACGCGAGGACATGAACCGCATCGACGGCGGCGACCTGTATCTGGCGCCGGTCAACATGACGCCGGCCGAACAGCTGGCCAATGCCGTGGGCGAGATCGCCCGGCAATCGGGAGGAGGCGATGGTGGATCTTGAGCGACGCATCGCGGGGGCGACCGACCTGCGCCTTGAAGCCGGGGACGCGCCCCGCATCGTCGGACACGCGGCCCTGTTCGACCGTCTCTCCGAGGATCTGGGCGGCTTCCGCGAGCGCATCCGGCCCGGCGCCTTCGCCGACAGCCTGGAGCGGGAGGACGTCCGCGCCCTGTTCAACCATGATCCCAACGTGATCCTGGGGCGCAACCGCGCCGGCACCCTGCGCCTGGGCGAGGATGCCGAGGGGCTGGCCATCGAGATCGACCCGCCCGACACCCAGGCGGCGCGCGACCTCATGGTTTCCATCGCACGCGGCGATGTCAGCCAGATGAGCTTCGGCTTCATCGTCCGCCCCGGCGGCCAGAGCTGGGAGAAGGATGCCGAGGGGCGCGTCCTGCGCACCCTGACAGCCGTGCGCCTGCTCGATGTCTCGCCGGTGGTCTTCCCCGCCTATCCTGACACCGCCGTGGCGGTGCGGGCCATGACCGCCTGGCGGGCCGCCACCACGCCCCGGCCGCCGGTGGCCCTGTTGCGGCGGCGCCTGGACCTGGCGCTGGCCATGGGGCCTTAACGCCTCTCTGTCCCACCCCTTCCGCCCGTTCTCTCTGCCCACCTCCGCCCGGCCGGCGCGGGGGTGGGCTTTTTGCTGGCCGGCCTCCAGCCCAACGAAAGGAACGCCATGAGCACGCGTCTCAAGGATCTGCGCGAGAAGCGCGGTCGCATCGTCACCGACATGCGTGGCCTGCTCGATGCCGCCGGCGGCGAGAGCCGCGACCTGACGGCCGAGGAGCAGGAACGCTATGACGCCCTGTTCGCCGACCAGGAGCGCCTGGGCGAGCAGATCAGCCGCGAGGAGCGCCAGCAGGCCCTCGACCGGCGCATGGCCGAGGAGGCCGTCCGCAGCGAGCAGGCTCCCGTCCATCCCGCGCCGGAGAGCCGCGAGGATCGCGCCAACCCCACGCCCGATGGTGCCTACCGTGCCGCCTTCGCCCGCTTCCTGCGCGGGGGCACTGGCGCTCTGGCCGGCGAGGAACTGCGCGCCCTGCAGGCCGGCGCCGATGTCGACGGCGGCTATCTGGTCCCGCCCCAGCAGTTCGTCACCGAGTTGATCAAGGCGGTCGACGATCAGGTGGTCATGCGCGGTCTGGCCCGGACCTTCCAGGTGCCCCAGGCCGCCTCCCTGGGGGCGCCGTCCCTGGACGCCGATCCCGCCGATGCCGACTGGACCACCGAGCTGGCCACCGGCGGCGAGGATACGGCCATGAAGGTGGGCAAGCGCGAACTGCGCCCCCATCCCCTGGCCAAGCGCATCAAGGTCAGCCAGCAGCTGCTGCGTCAGGCCCTGATCGGCCCCGAGGCCCTGGTCATGGGACGGCTGGCCTACAAGTTCGCCGTCACCCAGGAAAAGGCGTTCCTGACCGGCTCCGGCGCCGGCCGGCCGCTGGGCGTGTTCACCGCGTCGGACAACGGCATCTCCACCAGCCGGGACGTGGCCACCGGCAACACCGCCACCGAGATCCGCTTCGACGGTCTGATCGAGGCCAAGTTCGCGCTCAAGGGTCAGTATTGGCCGCGTGCGCGCTGGATCTTCCACCGCGACGCCGTCAAGCAGATCACCAAGCTGAAGGACGGCGAGGGCCAGTACATCTGGCGCCAGTCCGTGCGCGAGGGCGAGCCCGACACCCTGCTTGGCCTGCCCATGACCCTGTCCGAATGGGCGCCCAACACCTTCACCACCGGCCTCTACGTCGGCCTGCTCGGCGACTTCCAGCACTACTGGATCGTGGATGCGCTCTCCATGCAGGTGCAGCGCCTCAACGAACTGTACGCCGAGACCAACCAGGTCGGCTTCATCGGCCGCCTGGAGACCGACGGCGCGCCGGTCCTGGAGGAAGCCTTCGTCCGCGTCACGCTGGCCTGAGGAGACGAGACCATGCCCAACCTTGCCCGCACCGTGACCATCACCCGCGTCATGGACGCCGTCGCCGCCGGTCAGACCGACCAGGAGGGAACGGTGGTCGACATGGCCAATGCCGAGGGCGTCGTGTTCATCGCCGCCTTCGGCACCCTCGGCGACGATGCCGTGACCGGCCTGAAGGTCCAGCAGGGGGACGACCCCACGCTCACCGACGCGGCCGATCTGGCCGGCACCGCCCAGGCCATCGCCCAAACCGACGACAACGGGTTGCTGGTGGTGGATCTGGTCCGCCCGGCCAAGCGCTACGTCCGCGCGGTCGTCACCCGAGGCACGGCCGATGCCGTCATCGATGGCGTGATCGCCATCCAATACGGCACCCGCGTGCTGCCCACCACCCAGGGCGACACCGTCGCTGCCCTTGAAACCCACGTCTCGCCGGCCGAGGGCACGGCGTAGGAGGACGCGATATGAGCCATGTCACCCAGGTCTACCGCGACCGGGATGGCGACCGCCTGGTCATCGAGGCCGGCGGCGTCATCCAGGTCAATGCGGGCGGCCACATCGTTGGCCCGACCGGCGCCCCGGCCACCGCCATCGCCGACGCAACCGGCGGCACCACCACCGATGCCGAGGCCCGCGCCGCCCTCAATGCCGTGCTGGCGGCGCTGCGCGCCGTCGGCATCGTGGCCAGCGCGTGAGGCCGACCATGAGACTGCGCATGATCACCACCATCGCCGGCCCCGAGGTCTCCGCCGGGGCCGGCGAGGTTGTCACGGTCACGCCCACCCTGGGCGCGGCCCTGGTCGAGACCGGGGCGGCGGTGCCGTTGGCCCCGGACCCCAAGCCACTGCCAGGACCGGAGTGTGCCATCGCTCCGCCGGCCGAGACCGCCACTGCCCCGCCCCAGCGGCGGCGCGGGCGGGCGGCGCCCACATCGGGAGGGTGAGCCCATGGAGCTGCAATGGTGGATCACCGTCATCGAGGTGCCGGTCCTGGCCGGGCTGTTCTGGATGCTCATCACCGGGCGGGCGACCCAAGAGCGGCAGGTCGAGGCCCTGCACGCCGAACTGTCCGCCTTCAAGCTGCACGTCGCCACCACCTACGCCTCTCTGGGGCATCTCAAGGAGGTGGAGGCGCGCCTGACCGCGCATCTGCTCAAGATCGAAACCAAGCTCGACCGGGTCATCGAGGGCCGGTACGGCCACGACGGGGAGGACGCCCGCCATGACCGCTGACCCCACCCGGATGCCGCGCGGCATCCGCAACCACAATCCGCTCAACATCCGCCTGAACCCCGCCAACCGCTGGCAGGGCCGGATCGACCCGGCCGACAACACCGACGGCGCCTTCGAGCAGTTCCGGGATCCGATCTGGGGCCTGCGGGCCGGGGCGGTGCTGATCATCAACCACCACGACCGGCGCGATGCGACCACGATCCGCCGGCTGATCGCCCTGTGGGCGCCGCCCTCCGAGAACGACACCGACGGCTACGTCGCCTTCGTCGCCCGCCAGAGCGGCTTCGGCCCGGATCAGGCGCTCGACTTCCACCGCGCCGATCATCTACGGCCCGTGCTGACGGCCATGGTCGCCATGGAGAACGGGTGCCAGCCCTACACCGAGGCCCAGATTGACGCCGCCCTGGTGCGCGCCGGTGTGTTGCCGCCGGAGAAGCCGCTGACCCGCAGCCGCACGGTGCGGGGCGGGCAGGCGGCGGCCGCCGCCACCGTCGGCACGGCCGTGGTGGGGGCCCTCCAGGACGGGCTCGGGCCCGCGCAGGAGGTTCTGGGGGATCTGGCCCTGACCCTGGATGCGGCCAAGTGGGCGCTGCTGGCCGTCACCCTTATCGGCATTGGCGTGATGGTCTGGGCGCGCATCGACGACCGGCGTCGGGGGCTGCGGTGATGGTCGCGATGCTGAGCCGATGGCTGGGCGGGTCCGGGCTGGCGCTCGGGCGCGCCCTGGCCGTGGTGGCTGCCGTTCTGGCGGTGCTGCTCGGCGCCCGCCGCGCCGGCCGTCTCGCGGAACGCCTCGAGATGATGGAGAAGGCCCATGATGCCCAGCGCCGGATGCTGGAGGCGGCGGCTCGCCGTCCTCGTTCTCGCGACGATCTGGCTCAGCGCCTGCGCGACGGCCGGTTCTGACGGCGGCGGGCCGGTCTGCCCGCCGGTCGTGGAGTACAGCCGCGAGGTCCAGGCGCGCGCCGCCGACGAGCTCGATCTGCTGCCCGAGGGGTCGGCAGTGGTCGAGATGCTCAGCGATTACGCCGTCATGCGGGAGCAGGCAAGGGCGTGTGCGGGGCGGTGA